GAGGAGATGCATATAATATACTAAAATCAAAAGGTACTATCGAGTTTATGACTTCTTCATTCGTCAGAGGACTCACTTTTGATAATGCAATTATTATCGTTGACGAATGCCAGTCAATGACTTATCATGAATTAGATACGATTATTACGCGAGTAGGAGAATCATCAAAGATCGTATTCTGCGGAGATACAAAGCAAGATGACTTAGAGATTTCGAGAAACAGAGCAGATGTTTCTGGACTAGCTGAGTTTTTAAGAGTTTTAGATAGAATTGATTCATTTGAAACTATCCAGTTCACAACCCAAGATATTGTAAGGTCGGGATTGGTAAAAGAATATATAATGGCAAAAGAACAATTAGAAGCAGCTTAAATTTAAATGGAAATATGAGGATGGCCTTCGGGCCATTCTCACTTTTAGGAGAAAAAAAATGCCCTTTATAGCACGATTAGGTATCGATACCCACATTGGTCATGCATGTGTTGGAGGTGGAAAAGGCCATCCAAAGCCATTTCATAGAACACCGTATGTTGCAACCGCTCAAGGTAAAGTAACCGTAAATGGCGCGTTAGCAGTAACTATAGGCGGAGCTACTGCATGCGGAGATGTAGCAGTCGGTGGGTCTGTCAAAGTCTTTGCCGGTGGCGTACCAGTTCATAGGGTCGGAGATCCAACAAGCGGCCATCTATGTCACTTTGTTCCTAACGCATGCGCAACCGGTTCACCAACCGTTATAGCATGGACTTGATATGCCGAAGCCGGATTATGCGGGCCTATTTGCCCAATACGAGGTAGAAACAGATCCTGTTGTTAGAGCACAACTCTGGGAACAGATATATGATTTTAGCCCTCCTAGTCCACTTCCTGAAGGCGAAACAATTGAAGATTACCTTCTTACTCCAGAAGAAGAACAACTATTTGGATATGTATTAAGCGGTTACGTTGAGCCAAACCCAGGAACAATTTCAGAAGAAAGCCAACTATTCGTATTACCTGATTACGTGGCTGAAGGTTATATAAATATAGGAAATAGTGCTATACCACCATACTTTGTAGAAGGGTACGCAGAAGAAGGCTATGTAATATTAGGCGGATCTGTTGGAACCTTTATTGCATATGTAGGTGAATACTACAACGATTTAGGGGAAACCACGTAAGATGGCTATTACAAAAAGAAGTGACAAAGGCTCTGCTTTAACATACGACGAAATGGACGATAACTTTGATGCTATCGCTCCACAAACTGGTCCAACCGGAGCAATTCAAATTCCAGCTGGAACAACCGGTGATCAGCCTGCTAGCCCAGCAAGCGGGATGCTTCGTTATAACACTTCTTTAAACTCGTTTGAAGGATACTCTTCTGGCGCTTGGGGTTCGTTAGGATCTGGCGGTGCAAGCGGCGGAGACGTAAATCAAAACGCATGGTCAGAATTTACAGTATCAGGGCAAGCCACTGTTTCAGCAGATACCGCAACAGATTCTGTTAATCTAATCGCTGGTACAAATATGACTATCACTACCGATGCAGGTGCTGATAGCATTACATTCAATGCAACGTTTAGTCAAGACTTTGCATATTCAAGTCTTACTGGTGTTCCAACTATTCCTTCCACATTAGAAGATCTTGGAATTACTGATGGATCTTCAGGACAAGTTTTATCTACTGACGGATCTGGTAACTTTAGTTTTGTTGCTCAATCTGGCGGCGGATTACAAGGTGTTCAAGGTTTCACTGGTATCCAAGGTGCTTTAGGTACTACTTTACAAGGTGTTCAAGGTATTACAGGCGCGCCAGGAACTCCGGGCGTCGATGGCGCAGATGGAGACCCAGGAATTCAAGGTCCTGCCGGATCTATTCAAGGTATTCAAGGTTTAGTTGGCCCAGGTGGTGTACAAGGTACTGCAGGTTTAGATGGAGATGGTAACCAGGGCGCTCAAGGTTTTCAAGGTGCTTCTGGACCAGCCGGTGATCCTGGTGATATTGGTGACGACGGTGCTCAAGGTTTTCAAGGTATCCAGGGTGGCGGAGGACAGGGTGTTCAAGGTGTTCAAGGTAACTTTGGTCCTGCTGGTTTCGGTATCCAAGGTGTACAAGGTACTGACGCCCAAGGTGTTCAAGGTATGCAAGGCGAAACTGGCCCAGCAGGATTCGGCGCTCAAGGACACCAAGGTGTTCAAGGTAATGATGGACCAGAAGGACCTGCTGGATTTGGCATCCAAGGTGTTCAAGGATCTCAAGCTGCGCAAGGTGTTCAAGGTATTGAAGGTGAAGGTTTCCAAGGTTTCCAAGGTTTCCAAGGACCTGCTGGATCTACGCAGGGTGTTCAAGGTATTACCGGTGGCAGTGGTGTAGATGGCAACCAAGGTACTCAAGGTATTGCTATCCAAGGCGCAACTGGTTTTGGAAACCAAGGTATTCAAGGTATTCAAGGAGACCTAGGTGTTCAAGGTACTCAAGGTGCAGTTGGCACCGGCGAAGATGGTATACAAGGTACTCAGGGTATCCAAGGTATCCAAGGCAATGGAATTCAAGGCCCAGCCGGAGCTGGAGCGCAGGGTATTCAAGGTACTCAAGGTGCAGTTGGCGGTACCGGTGATATTGGACTTCAAGGTACACAGGGTACAGCAAACCAAGGTGCGCAAGGCGTACAGGGAACAGGACCTCAAGGATTCCAAGGTGCAACTGGACAATTTGGGGCGCAAGGTAATCAAGGTATTCAAGGCTTAGAAGCGCAAGGTATTCAAGGACAAAGAGGTATTCAAGGACCTTCTGATGGACCTCAAGGGGTTCAAGGATCTCCTGGTATTCAAGGACCTTCTGACGGTGCTCAAGGTATTCAAGGATCTACCGGTCAAGGTACCCAAGGTATGCAAGGTGGTACTGGCGTACAAGGGTTTGTTGGTATTCAAGGACCTGCGGATGGACCACAAGGTGCGCAAGGCGTACAGGGATCTAAAGGTAACCAAGGCACTACCGGATCAACAGGTAGTCAGGGAATCCAAGGCATCCAAGGAACGACCGGTATTCAAGGTGATGTTGGTATTCAGGGACTACAAGGTGAAGCTATCCAAGGGCAAGCGGGATCATCCCAAGGTGTACAAGGTGTACAAGGACCAGCTGATGGTGCCGACGGAGCGCAGGGTATTCAAGGTATTATCGGACCTGCAGGTGCTATTGGATCTACTGGTATTCAAGGATCTACTGGTATTCAAGGTTCTAATGGATTAACTGGCAACCAAGGTACTCAGGGTGTGCAAGGTACTGATGGAGCACAAGGTACAACTGGTATTCAAGGCAACTTTGGTTTACAAGGTACACAAGGATTCCAAGGTGTGTTTGGACCTGGCGGTACACAAGGTTTGCAGGGCATTCAAGGCGCCGAAGGTCTATTAAACATTGTAGAAGATACAACACCTCAGTTAGGTGGTACACTAGATGTTAACGATAACAAAATAGTTAATAGTTCAGGAACATCATTTAATGGAGTTATTGTAGAATTAGATTCTTCTGATGCCAGCCAAGCGTTTGTAATTCAGGGCAATGTTCCTGGCGCATTCACTGACGATAGATTATATACCTTTAGCGATACACAGTTTAATATTTACGCCGATTATGGCAACGCAGGATCTCCAACTTTTACTGTAAATCGTGCTAATGGTAGTACAATTATTGCAGGGTCATTGTCAGCATCTGGGCTGTCATATCCAACATCAGCTGGTACTAGCGGTCAAGTATTAACAACCAACGGTTTTGGTGACTTATATTTTGCTGATGCTTCTGGCGGTATTTCTAACCTAGTTGAAGATACAACACCTCAGCTGGGTGGCGATTTAGATGTAAACGAAAATGATATTGTATTTACAACTTCGGGGTATTCAACAGAAGTAAGAGTATCGGGTGGTACTTCTACTAGCCCGAATGGCCAAACTTTCTTAAACATTGATATTCCTTATGGCAATGGAGCTGGTGAATTTTTCAGATTGAATGCTTCGGCAAACGAAAGTTTTTCAATAGAATTGAACGAAAACTTTACTCCAGGCGTTAGGTTAAAGTCTACTGGAGATTTGAAGATTTCTTCTGGAACTGCTGACGACCCAATTACTTTCGAAAACGGGCCGGTGGTTTTCCCAAGCTTTACTACAGCCGAAAGAGACGCTATTCCTAATCCTGTAGCTGGAATGGTAATTTTCAATAGTCAAATTCCTGCGTTGCAATTTTATAACGGTGTAAGCTGGGCTACAGTTTAATAGTTGACATTTGTTTCACTTGTGATATAATGTAATATAATGTAAACTAAATGAATCAAAAGGCTATATTATGTTTAATCACGTAGATCATGGAATAGAGTTACCAAAGCTTACTCGCAAAACAACAGAATCTGGTCGACGGTACTTTACTCCTGAAGGTAATGCTTATCCGTCGATCACAACTGTTCTTGGCATCTTAAGTAAAGAAGGTATCATTGAGTGGCGAAAACGAGTAGGCGAAGAAGAAGCAAACAAAATTTCTCGCCAAGCAGCTACCCGTGGAACTGCAGTCCACAAGCTTGCTGAAGATTATTTGAATAACGAAGAAGATTGGAAAGGTAAACATATGCCATCCAATCTAAATACATTCCAAGACTTGCGACAAATTATCGATGGTCGTTTAGATAATGTTTGGATGCAAGAAGAATTCCTATATAGTGACAAACTCAAAACAGCCGGTCAAGTTGACTGTATCGCTGAATATGATGGTGTGTTATCTATCATTGATTTTAAAACATCTCGTAAACCAAAGAAAGCCGAATGGATTGAAGGTTACTTCATTCAGGCATGTTTCTATGCTGCTGCTTTCCTTGAGAGGACTGGAGTTCCAATCAAACAAGCTGTTATTTTAGTAGCGGTTGATGGCTCAGAAGCACAAGTCTTTAAGGTAAATACATTTGATTACCTAGAGCATTTCCTAGCAGTACGAAAAAAATATAAAGAAATTTACGAAAAGTAGTTGACATTCGCTTTCAAACGATATATTATATCTATATCAAATGAAAAAGGAAATCAATATGTACACTATCGAACTTGACATTTCTCACGAACTTCCCTCTAATGAAGTCCATGAATTCGCAACTAAACATGGATGTATGGCTGAGCTTTTGCAAGAATATGGTCCTGCGGGTGGTAATCCACTTTATAAATTTTCATCAGAAAAATTTAACAAATTAAAAGAACTTGCAGAATATGTATTTGACGGCGCTGGGTTTGATGAAGAAGAAATTAAAACTATGATAGTTGAGGTGTAATATGGAACAGTACAAAGTTGAAGTTTTAAAGCACATGATCAATGTTCTTACTCGTAACATCAAAATGTTCAGTGCGTATAACGATAAAAATAGTCAAGAACGTATGTACGACATGGTAAAAGAACGTCGTGAATTGGCCGCTCTCGTTGAAAATGATGGAGTACCAATGCCAGGTGTTTATGTTGATATTATGTCTTATAGCGCTAGCAATGGCGCTGATACAAGTTGGTGGGGTTAATTATGTCTGCTTTTCACGAGTTAATTGTTGATATTAAAAATTGCACTTCAGAAAAAGAATTGCTAAAGATAATCCAGTATATCGATGCAAATCGAAAAAGGCTTAAGCTAGACTATGTAGATATAGAGAAGCTTGAAGCAGCTGGAATGCGCAAATACGAGCAAATGTTAAGTGATCGCACTTACATGATGAGGAATAAGAAAAATTGAATGAATCATTTATTCCACACATACCAACACATTACGTTGCTGGCATGTTCTCACAGACTGACGAAGCGTGGTATGGTAGGTTTCACTTAAAAGCTAATGAATTGCTAGAATACGCTGAATTAGATGCTCAAACAGTTGCTGAATACGATGCATGCATATGTATGTTAGCAGCTCAGCAAGTCTATGAACATTGGTGGAAAAAAGTTCAAATTAAATGAAAAAAGTTGTTGACATTCGTTTTTAGTTGATATACTATAGATATATCAAATAGAGGAATACATTATGACAAACTTTGACAAAACAAAATTTTCTTACCACGGTGGTTTCTTGATGTATCAAGGTGACTATGAAGGTCGTCCAGTATACGAAGACAAGCCAGGTGTACACCCATCACGCGTTGGAACTGGTAAAGATCTTTTCATCGCTCGTTTCAAATACAGTGGTCCAATCACAAAAGCTCAGTTTGTTAAAGAACTAATCGCAAATCACGCAGTTGAAGATTACGCAATTGCTTCTACTACAAACACTCCTCTTGATATTCTTAAAGATAAAAATCCAACTTGGTACGAAACACTAATTACAAAGTACAAAGCTAAGCGAGGTATCGTATAATGAAATTCACAACAATACTTGCAACTGCAGCAACTGTAGTTTTATTTTATGCTTTGTTAGATAATATGCTTTCAATTCCTGATGTTCACTTCAGCTATTCAACTGACGAATGCGTTAAAGTCTTAAATTATACTGAAGGTGATAATTATTCTTGTGAAAACCTTCCTTCTAAATTTAATCATGTTTGGGTACAATAATGAATATTTTTGTATTATCAGAATGTCCTGTTGAATCAGCGGAAATGATGTGTGACAAACATATTCCAAAAATGATCGTAGAAGCTGCTCAAATGTTGTCTACTGCTCATAGAATGGTTGATGGAAGCATGGAGAAGCGTCCGTCTAAATCAGGAAAGCGCATGGTGAATTACTACGTGCATCCAAATAGTAACCTTGAGAGTGCGCTGTACAAAGCCGTGCACCACTATCATCCATGTACTGTATGGACTATGGAGTCTAAAGCTAACTATACATGGCATTATACTCACTTTTTAGCACTTTGCAGTGAGTTTAAACATCGTTTTAATAAACCTCATCTTACTGAAGAAAAGCTTTCAGAAGTGCTCTCTGTCCCTCCTGCAAACATTCTAGATATAGAAAGAACACCATTTGCATTAGCCATGGCTCAGTTTCCAGCATGTATAGTTAAAGATAATCCTGTTCAATCTTACCGCAATTACTATCATACCGCTAAAAGCTTTGCTAAGTGGGAAAAATCTCGTCCAGCTCCAAGCTGGTGGGAAGGCTACAAAGGACCAGAGTTTTTCATGGAACAGGCCGCATAAATAAAAGTAAAAGGAATGAAAATGTTTGAACTTACATCAGTACACTTATGGATCTTTATAGCGTATGTCGTTGGTACTCTATTTGGTAGAGTTTCAATTAAGTCTAAATTTCAAATTGACACTGGAAAAATTATCGAAGCTACCATTGACAGGTTGATTGCTGACGGCTATGTTAAATCTAGAAAAACTGAAAACGGTGAAGTAGAACTAGTACGCTATAATGAAGATATTTAAATGAAAAAATTTGTAATTATAGACCCAGAAGATGGAGTGTTCTTAGGTACTACTGGAAGAAATGAAATTCCTCCTTACGTGGACATGCCTCAAGAAGCAAAAATTGTTGCTCTATTTTCTGGAAACAATATTTTTGATCTCACTAAAGCAGTTGCATTTTTTCACGAGTATGACGCACATACTTATCTCAGAACCTACATATCTCGCAGATGCCCAAATGCATTTGTAGCTCCTATCGAAACTTCTAAAAATGATATACCATATGTTGATGCTATAGAAATTTTAAAAGCTGGTTATGGATCACACGTTGAAGATATGATTGATGCTCTTCCAATGCCTAGCCAAGAACTCCACTAAAAATTTGAAATTAATTCAAATTAACCGTTGACATTCGTTTTCAAATGATGTATTATATCTATATCAAATGAAAAAAGGAGAAAAGTTATGGGTACTGCAGCAATGGTTGGTATTTACGACTCAAAAACAAAAACAGTGGTAGCTTCATATTGCCACTATGATGGTTATGTAGAAGGTGTTGGTCGTACACTAGTAGAAAACTACAACTCCCAGTATGATGCTGAAATAGTTGCGCAAGGTGGATACATGTCTAGCCTTGATGCAGATTATTTTGTAACACGCTCAGAAGCGGTTCATAGCGAAGAAGCTATGATATATGACTCAGTAGAAACGTTTTCTACTCGTGGAGCTCAGTACTCTGGTGCTGACTACCTATACTTGTGGGATGGACAAGCTTGGTTTTTCATGCCAACCAATGGCGAAGCAGGATTTGAAGAAGTTCAAATTAATTTGAAAAAAGTTGCATAAAACTGTTGACAATCGTTCTTAAATGATTTAATATAGTCTTATCAAATGAAAACAAACTAAGGAAATTATATTATGGCTCACGAACTTGAAATGGTTAATGGCGAAGCTCAAATGGCATACAGAGCTTCACAAGGTAAACCTTGGCATGGCATGGGAACTCCAGTTTCTGACGACATGACACCACGTGAAATGATGGTAGCAGCAGGTCTTAACTGGGATGTTAACAAAGTTCCAACATTCATCGATGTAAACGGTGAACGGATTCAAACTGGACAAGAAGCTCTTGTTCGTTCTACTGATAACAAAATCCTTACACAGGTTGGCCCAGGCTGGAATCCAGTGCAAAACCAAGAAGCTTTCGACTTCTTCTCAGAATTCGTAAAAGCTGGTGACATGGTAATGGATACCGCTGGTTCTTTGAAAGATGGACAAATTGTTTGGGCGTTGGCTGACGTAAAAGACGGATTCTCATTGTTTAATGGTGATGATGTCCGTGGTTACCTTTTGTTCTCAAACCCACATCAATACGGTAAAGCAATTGACATCAAGTTTGTAATGGAACGAGTTGTTTGCAATAATACATTGACTGTAGCATTGCATGAACGTGGTCAGCCAGCAGTACGCGTTAACCACCGCTCAGTGTTTGATGCAGCTAAGGTTAAAGAAATCCTAGGTCTTGGTCACAACAAAGTCGAGAAGTTCAAAGAAGCTGCTGAATTCTTGGGTTCTAAGCAGTACAACAAAGAACAACTGGAACGTTTCTTTGGCAAAGTCTTTGGTGAATCTAGTCGAGCAGATAAAGTTCTATCACGTACAGCAGAACGTGCTATGGAATTGGTTGAAGACCAACCAGGTGATCACTTCCGTCCTGGCTCATGGTGGAATGCTTACAATGCAGTAACATACCTAACTGACCATGAACTATGCCGTAGCGAAGACACACGTCTTACCGCAGCTTGGTTTGGCGGAAACGCAAAACGTAAGGTTGATGCATTGGATGCAGCTTTGGAAATGGCTGACGCAGCTTAAAAATAAAGAGTAAGGGAGTAGCTAAAAGCTACTCCCTTTTTTAAGGAGGTAAAATGAAAATACTAATATTTGGATTGCCTGGGAGTGGCAAAACTACATTAGCTGAACCGCTTGCAAACTTAATTGGTGCTGTTCATATTAATGCAGACCAAGTGCGCAAAGAATACGACGACTGGGATTTTACTCCTGAAGGTCGTATGCGGCAAGCAATGAGAATGAAATATCTAAGCGATGGTGTAGTACGTGCTGGTAAGATTGCAGTAACTGACTTTGTTTGTCCTACTGAGGCAGCTCGTTTAGAATTTGATCCAGATTATACGGTTTGGATGGACACTATTAAGGAAGGTCGTTTTGAAGATACTAATAAGATCTTTGAACAACCGCCACGATGCGATTATCATGTCGCGGAATGGTTCAATGATACACCTGCAAAGCTAATGGAAGTAGTTAGAGCATGGATGGAGCGTGGTAATGTCTGAAGCAGTAACACGTAAACGGCATTTAGCCAAAGCGGTTACATGGAGAATCATAGCAAGTATTACCACAGCATTGATTGCTTGGTATTTTGGATTACCTCCAAAAGCGGTAGGAGCTGTTTTTGTAGCCGATCTAATCATTAAGTTTGTGTTATATTATGGGCATGAACGACTATGGTATAAGCATATTAAGTTTGGAGTAAATAAGAATGTACGATAAGGAAATGTTTGACTATCAAAAACCAACTGTTCAAATGCTTGGACGGTGGCAACCTTGGCATGACGGTCACACAGAGTTGTTTAAAAAAGCCTTGACATTAACTGGTCAAGTAGTTATAATGGTACGAGATGTTGGTGGTATCGTTGGCAAAGATGCTGGCGGTGGCCGCACAATGACTCAAGACGATAATCCGTTCGGTGAACTACAAGTTGTAGAAAATATTGAAAAAGGATTAGAAAAAGAAGGCTATCATAATGGATACGAATATATTATTATATGTGTACCTAATATTGTGGATATCAGCTACGGTCGTGGCGTTGGCTATACCTTTACTGAGCATAACCTCGGTGAAGAAATACATGACATATCCGCGACAAAAATACGTGCAGCAATGCGCGAAAATGGCGAACTTTAGAACGCCAGTTCATCAAGGTGACCTAAGTGGTCATCGTAAATATACTGCATTATATGAGGATTTATGCCAATGAGTGATTTACCATCAACTATTACAGACAAAGATCGACAAAAGATCCAAGGAGCTCTTAAAGAAATGTCAGACTCCATGTATCGAGTTTCTGCTGAAAAAGATCTTCAAAAGGATATTGCACAACGAATGCTCGATGAGCTAAATGTTCCTAAGAGAGATTTTAATAAGCTTGCTCGGATTTTCCATGCATCCAACTTAGTTGAAGAAGCTCAACGAAATGAAGAGTTTATGGAATTTGCTGAAGCAGTTTTGTCTTCTCCAGAACGACAAATTGGAAGTGATGTAGGATAACTGTCATGTGGGTACTCTTTGTAATAGATTATATTGTTAATACACATGCTAGAGACGACTTTAAGTATGTTAGATATGCTGAATATGTATCAGAACTGGAATGTGTAGAACAAGCAGTAGATCTATACAAAGAGTTTACTCAAGGTGAAGAAGCAATTTGTATTAAGCAATAAAAAAGGGAGATCCGAAGATCTCCCTAAATACTCATTAAAGTAAAAGGGGCGGTTTAATCCGCCCTTCTTATTATTTAGAACAAGTTGCTGATTGCTACGCGACGGTAGTAAACGTTAGAGTTAGCCGCGAGAGCGCCTTCACCCTGTGTACCACCTTGAGCGAATGGGTTAGAAACCATGCCGTAACGAGTTTTGAACCCGATTTTTGGCTGGAAGCTGTTTTCGCCAACCGCACGTACCATTTGTAGCGGAACGTATGGGCAGTAGAAGAGACCAGCATCGAAAGATGAAGAACCTTTGTAACCTACTACCAAGTAGTTTGCGCCTGCATATGGGTCAATATACACTTTGTAACGACCGTTAAGAACACCAGCGAATGTGTTACCAGTATCGTCAACAGACAATGAATTGCTGTTAAGTGCTGGAGTGTAATCCAAGATGCCTGCCATTTGAAGAGCTGAAGCAACGTCTGAAGAACAGATAACAATGTTACCTTTACCACGACGAGTTGCTTTTGCAATTGCGTTAGCTTCTTGCTCGATTTGGAACATTAGGCCTTTGAACTTCTCTACTGACCAACGACCGTTAGCATCGACATCAAGGTCGAAAGTACCAGCAGTAGCAGTACCTGTTGCACCAGCAACAGCGTTTGAGTAGATTGTACGAACCAATTCACGGTTGATTTCTACAAGAATCTCAGACTGTAGGATGTTTGCCAATTCAGTTTCAGCATCCAAACCGTGTACAGCTTTAAGATCTTGTGCAAGCTCAGTTGTGTACTCAGCTTTCAATGCACGTGATTTAGCAGCTACTGTAACTTTTTCAATTGAGAAAGCCATTTCGCCAAAGTTAGTACCGCCACCATCGCCTAGTGCTTCAGCAGCCGCAGTTGGCATAGCTGCACCAGTTGTTTCAGAACCTTCACCCAATGCGTTAGCATGAGTACCAGTACCTGAGAAGTCTGTATCAGCTTCGTTGTAGAATGCTTCAGTACCAGCTTGGTTAGTGTACTTGGAACGCATTGCAAAGATCAAGCCAGTTGGGCCTGTCATTGGCTGAACACCAGCAATGTCGTATGCCATCAAGTTAGGCATTGCACGACGTACTAATGAAATAAGTACTGGATCGTAACCAGCCACAGGACCAGTTGCAGTTGCGTCGGAAGAATAACCGCCTGTGCCTGCTGCGTTGGTTGGAGCTTCGTTAAGAAGAGAAGTCATAGATGCAGACATATCGCCCGATTCCATCAATGCTTTCTCTGTGTTTTCTAGAATAGTAGCAGTTACGCTACGCTTGTGTTGATCTTCAATCTTGCTGAAAGAGTCGTGCTCAAGAATTGGGCCCCACTTTTCCACAAGAGCTTGATAGTTTGACTGTGCCATATTGTCTATCTCCTTGTTAAATAAGTTCTATCTGGATCTATTTATTATTTATTTGTTCTTGCGTTTAGTGCGCCAACCAAAGCATTAATGCTGCTATAATCAGAAACCGGACGTTTCACTTCAGTATCTTCAGTGATGATTTCTTCTTCTTCAGCTACTTCTTCTACAATGACCTTACTAGCAAAAAATGATTCTTTTAAAGTATTAAGGTCTGTTTTGTATTCATCGATGTTGCTTGCGTCTAGCTTTTCTGAAAGGACTTTCAAACGCTCACGTTGTGTGATTGTAAGATCTTCAGTCATTTCTTCAAAAACAGTAGCAGCTTTAAGCGATGCAATTTCGCCTTTAAGTGCAACATTTTCGTTAATAGCTTCGTTTGCAGCATCTTTAAATTCTGATACTTGCTCTTCCAAGCCAGCAACTACGTCAACAGTTTCTTCGTCAACTTCGATGTTATGCTCTTCGAAAAGACCTTTAAGACCTGCCATAAGTGATTCAGCCATCTCAACTTTAACACCAGCTTCGATTGCTAATTCATTTTCTTTCATCCACTCTTCTACAACGTAGTCGAGATAAGAATCAAGATTTTCAACGATACCATCTACAGCAGTTGCAACTGATTCGTTCATTTCTGCTTCAAGAGCTTCAGTTTTTTCAGCAATGATTGCATCAGCTTTTGCTGTAGCTGCTTCATTAACAGCTGCTTCAAATACTAATGTTACTTTGCTTGTGAATTCTTCTGAAAGATCCATGCCTTCGAACATATTGGCGATTGATTCTTCAATCTCAATTACTTCTTCAACAACTTCTTCAGCTTCTTCTTTAAC